CAACAATGGATGCTCAGGAATTGATTCTTGATCTTCTTAAGGAGAGAGCAGAAACTGGTCGTGTTTATTTGATGAACATAGATCATTGTAATGAGCATTCATCATTTAAAGACAAGGTTAATATGAGTAACCTATGTCAAGAGATTACATTACCAACAGATCCTATTGATCATATTGATGATGAGAATGGAGAGATTGCTCTTTGTATTCTTTCTGCTATTAATGTTGGTAAGTTAAGAAACATTGAGGAAATGGAAGAACTATGTGATCTTTCAGTTCGTGGATTAGAAGAACTTATTGATTATCAAGAGTATCCAGTTGCAGCAGCAGAACATGCTACTAAGTCACGTAGATCTCTTGGAGTAGGATATATTGGTCTTGCACATTACTTGGCAAAACTAGGTTATGGGTATGGAGATAAGGAAGCATGGAGTGCAGTTCATAAACTTACTGAAGCTTTCCAGTACTATCTTCTTAAGTCCTCTAATAAAGTTGCACAGGAGAAGGGTGCTTGTGGTGCATTCTCTCGTACAAAGTATGCTGATGGAATCCTTCCTATAGATACATATAAGAAGGACGTAGATGAGTTAGTATCTAATGACTTATCACTTGATTGGGGAGCTTTACGGGAGGACATACTCTCTTACGGGCTCAGGCATTCCACATTGTCCTCACAGATGCCATCGGAGAGCAGTTCCGTTGTGTCAAATGCAACAAACGGAATTGAACCACCAAGAGGTTATCTGTCCATTAAGAAATCGAAGAAGGGGCCTCTTAAGCAGATTGTTCCACAATATGCTACACTAAAGAATAATTATACACTTCTCTGGGATATGCCAGATAATACTGGTTATATTAATATCGTTGCAGTTATGCAGAAGTTCTTTGATCAAGGGATTTCTGGTAACTGGAGTTATAATCCAATGAATTATGATAACAACGAAGTACCAGTTAGTGTAATGGCAAATGATTTTCTAACTACTTACAAGTATGGTTGGAAAACTTCTTACTATCAGAATACTTATGACTTTAAGACAGATGAAATTCAGGAACCAGCACATCCTGTTGGTTGGCATGATAATGTAGAAGAGGTAGGTATTCAGGGTAAGACTCAATTACAAAATTTGATGAATGAACTTCTAAACGCCGAGGAGGAAACCTGTGAAAGCTGTGCAATCTGAAATACAAGGGATGACCGTATTCAATCCTAATAAGGTTGACTTTAAGAAACAGACAATGTTTTTTGGTCAACCTTTAGGGGTTCAAAGATACGATCAATATAAGTATCCCGTCTTTGATAAATTAACACAACAGCAACTTGGTTATTTCTGGAGACCAGAAGAGGTGTCTCTACAGAAAGACCGTTCTGATTATGCAACATTAAGACCAGAGCAGAAACATATCTTTACTTCTAATCTGAAGTATCAGATACTATTAGATTCTGTACAGGGTCGTGGACCTAGTATGGCATTCTTACCATACTGTTCTTTACCTGAGTTAGAAGCATGTATGGAAGTGTGGGGTTTCATGGAGATGATTCATAGTAGATCGTATACTCATATCATTAAGAATGTATATCCAGATCCTTCTGAGGTGTTTGATACTATATTGGATAATGAAAAGATTATAGAAAGAGCAGAGAGTGTTACAAAGGCATATGATGAGTTCATTAAGTATGCACAGGATTATGGTCAGAGTAATAGTTGGAAAGCAGATTGGAGAGATCATATTAATTCAGAATGGACAAGAAAGGATCTCAAAAGGCATCTCTATAGAGCAGTAACCAATGTCAATATACTTGAAGGTATTCGTTTTTATGTTTCTTTCGCTTGTACTTTTGCCTTTGGTGAACTTAAGCTTATGGAAGGATCCGCAAAGATTGTCTCCCTTATTGCAAGAGATGAGAACCAACACTTGGTACTCACCCAACAAATCTTAAAGAAATGGCAGGATGGTGATGATCCTGAGATGATAGGTATCATAAAAGAGGAAGAAGAATATGTATATGATATGTTTAGAAAGTGTGTAGAAGAGGAGAAGGCATGGGCAGAATACTTATTTAAAGATGGATCTATGATTGGATTGAACGATAAGTTATTACATCAATATGTTGAGTGGATTGCAAATAAGAGAATGAAGGCAATAGGATTAAATCCTATCTATGATATTCCTCTTAGAAATAATCCATTACCTTGGACAGAACATTGGATCAGTTCTAAGGGATTGCAGGTGGCCCCTCAAGAGACAGAAGTTGAGTCCTATATAGTAGGTGGGATCAAGCAAGATGTCAAAAAAGATACCTTCTCAGGATTCAAACTCTGATATAGAATGGGATATTAATGCTTTATATGACGCTTATCGTGATGCTGCAGATGACTATAAACAGGTTATGAAACAGTTAGAAGATGAAAACTCAGAGTGCGAAAGCGAAAGGACGTAATTTACAGAAGTGGGTTGTCCAACAATTAATTGAAACATTTGATATACATCCAGAAGATATAAAGTCTTGTTCTATGGGAGCTTCAGGTGAGGACGTTATCATGGCAAGAGCAGCACGAGAGAAGTTTCCGTTCAGTGTAGAGTGTAAGAACCAAGAGAAACTAAATGTATGGGATGCTTATGAACAAGCAAAGGAGAATTGTAATGGATATGAACCTATTGTGGTGATGAAAAAGAATCGTAAAGAACCATTGGTTGTTATCGATGCAGAATATTTTATAGCATTATGCTCTAGACTAGGTTATAATGATAAATAAACACAGAAAGTAATGTTTGGAACGATGAAATCAACACCTCGTCAAGTTAAAGAAGCAAAGAAAGCATATAATAAGGTAGTTGATCATCTTGTACTGGAAGGATATGCAAGAAATAAAACTGATGCAGATAATATTATTGGAGGAATGAGCGAAGAATGGTATAATATGATTATGGATTCTTAGATGAGTTATGGAAACCCTTGACGGGGTGGTATATGAAAAACCATTTCCCCATTTAGTTATTGAAAATTTTTACAATAAAGAAGAACTTGAGTTAATCTGGGAGGAACTCAAGTTCTTTACTAAGCCTGGAAAACTTCTTGATGCACCAGGATTTGGTGGTATAGCAGATAAAACTAATTCACATGCATTGATTCTAGATGATGTGTATTCACATCAAAGGAATTTGTCTAATATTCTTAGTGTAAATAGAAAACTTTTTAGGGGTGATTTACTTGAAATATTTTCTGGAATACATGACTGTTGTGGTATAGCAGCAAACGCAAATAATGATGTTACTAAGTTAAGATACTATCATGATGGTGAATATTATAAACCTCATATTGATGCACCTTTTCATTTTCTAGCATTTTCTTATTTCTATAAAGAACCAAAGAGATTCAGTGGAGGAGAAATATATTTTCCTAAGTATGATTATGATTATAGTTGTAAAAATAATTCAATGATTATATTTCCTGGATGGGTAGAACATGGTGTGAAGGAAGTATCTATAAAGAACTCTGATTTCTTTGATGGTTGGGGTAGGTATTGTATCTCTAGTTTCTTTGGATCTAAGAGTGCATCAGGCTTGAGAGCAGTTAATAGTAATAGTGGTAAGGTTTACGATAGAGGAAATGCAAAACCTAAATGAAAATTAATTGTTTACCACTATTCTCCTCAAATGTATTCTACACATATATTGAAGAGGATACTAGTGAAATAAATTATAATAATTTTGAGTATATGCCTATTCAGGGAGATCTGGTTCCTGATTCAAATTTTGCATATGCAAGTAGAAATAGAAGAGTATTGGAAGAGTATCCAAGTACTAAAAAGATTTTATTGGATAAATTTATAGATATTGCAAAAAATGTTTTAAATTATAATTGCGACTTTCAAATAGCAACCTCTTGGATAACTAAAGTAAAACCAGGAGGATTTTCACACCGTCATTTACATAGAAATTCTTTTTACAGTGGTGTTTATTATTTTGAAAATGAATATTCTTTAAACTCTGGAAGTATAAAATTTACTAGTCCAGTAAATAACTTATCTGATTATGATATTGTTTCATCTAATAGAGGAAACGATTCTGTACTTTCATCTAAGAATTGGAGAATACCACCAGAGAAAAAGAAGTTATTACTTTTTCCAAGTTATCTTGAGCATACTGTATTAAAAAATAATGAGGAAGTTGATAGGCATTCAATTGCATTTAATATAGTTCCTATGGGAAAATATGGAAATGGTGATTCTGCTTATGATTCAAGATGGTTGAACTAAAAATTTATATGCAAGAGATACTCTCAAAGCATTGCAATGACGATGAGGTGCTTGTGCATAGTGATAGTAACTTGCTGGAAATATTACAGCACGATTAGGTTTATAAGCAACAGTTTTTACAATGTCATCATCATCGCTTGGATGGTATTTTCCACCATCAGCAGCTGGAGGATCGTCAATTTTGTTTAGAAACATTAAATGTCCTTGCCACCAAAATGGCCATTCAGGGTTTGGATAATATAAAAAGGTTAGATCACCATCATCCCTATGGGGATTGCCACATTGACATGCTCCCATACCATTAGCATATATTCTATTACAACCAATTATAATTCTTTCAAATCTTGGACCTAGTTTTTTAAGAATGTGATTGTATAAATGAGTGTTGAAGTATTTTTCTTCTTCAAGAAAATTCATATGCCAGAATCTACAGGTTGGATTTCCACCAGTAAAATTCCATTTTGGTCTCATCATTTTTTCCCAAATTTCTTGACGAAGTTCTTCAGAAAAGAAATTATCAAATACTTTAATATTCTCCATCATCCTCTCTTGATTTCATTGTTCCCCATGTTCCTACGATATATTTCGTGCCACCTATGGGTGGATTTCCTCTATGGGTATGAGTAAATCCAGGAGGGAATATTAATACTGCACCTTCCTTTGCTTCTATTCTTTTATTGATATATAAAAATTCTGTTTCTCCTCCTTCAAAATCATCATTGAGATATATCTGTACTACAAGACCTCTAAGTGCATGTTCGTATTTGCCATTCTCATAATGCCAATTATGAAACCCACCACCTGGAGGTATTTTTTTAACTTTAAAATCTGCGAATAATAATTGAGTTCTATTAAGAACACTAAACTCTTTCATGTAATGACTTACACAAGTTCCCATACGAGATTGAATGTTACGACTAATCCAACTCCATACTGGTAAGTTATAGTGATGTGCTAGATTTGCGGTGTAATGATCTACAACATGTGATCCAGCTTTAAATTTTTCACCAACTAGAAAACTTCTTTCATCAAGAGTGTCGATATAATTTCTTAATTCTTTACAATGTTCTTTTGTAAAAACATTGGTGTAATATCCTATGAAGTCTGTTTTACTGAACTTAATCTCACTCATCTATTCCATTTATAAAGTACAATTATTTAGTTAGGCAACTCCACCTGCTTCAGAAGTTTCTCCCATTACATTTCCAGCATTAGTACCAAATGCCCATTTTATACTTGAACCAGTTGTACGAATTGCAGAACCTGCTTCACCAGCAGCACCAGGACTTCTACCACTTGCTTCACCAGAAGTAGGATTACCTCCTGCTGCAGCACCTGCTTCTGTATCTCCACCTCTTCCTCCTGTACCACCAACTGCTTGTCCTGATTCTCCACCACCAGCACCACCTTCTCCACCTTCTCTTTCTGAATCTAAATCTGGAAGAGTACCAGAACGAGCAGCACTACCACCAAGAGCATTCTCTCCTTTAGGACCAGCAGGAAGACCAGCACCTCCACCACCAGGTCCACCAGAACCTACGTGATCTTCATCTTCAAAGTTTAGAAAACCTTCATCGTCAGTATCTTCTGCACCACAACCAGCACCACCTCCACCATAACCACAGATAATAAGACCACCAGAATTAACGTTCACAGTTGTCTCATTGGCATCAGTTCCGTATTGTATTCCTAATGCACTATTTCCTTCTCCACCAGGATTACCAGAAACTGCAGAGTCACCAGAAGTACCAGCAGCATCTCCTCCTTTACCACCAGCACCATAGATTGCTCCAGAATCACCAACGTCAACAGATAGTTTTGTAGTTGATCCCCATTCTGCACCAGTTCTTAATGCACATATATCTTCATTTTCATCAAGTTCTGATCCTATAGTTTTATTGACATGAATTTTAACCTTTGTTCCTGAAGAATCTGCTGGACGATCTTTGAATCCACCAATAGTAGTCCACTTATCAGCAGCTTTTCCAAGTTCAGTTGCTGCTGATGAATATCTATCATGTGCATGTTCTGGTCTATTCTCATCTGATCCTGAATGGTAATCAACAACAACGTTTAAACTTTTACCATAGAAGTCACTCCATCGAATTGGATCATTAGTACCAGTAGGTATTCCAGTATCTAGTGGTTGATTTTCTAGATCACCAACAGTTTTGTTTTTAAAGATTGGATCATCTCTATGATATTGACCCACTCTATTTTCACCATTACCAAATTCTCCTCGTATTTGGTTGAAACCTATGGGGTTGCCACTGCCTGGTAATGTCATTTTTCTTAGTGGTTATGGTTTTGGTAATCTTTTTTCAATGCATCTAATTCTGTACTCAATTCCTTTACAGCTTCAATTAAAAGAGGTATGAGTTTTGTATATCTAACTGCCATAATACCACTATCTCTAATATTGATGACATCAGGTAGACCTAGTTCTTCTACTTCTTGTGCTACTATACCAGTATCTTCGTGCTTTGGTTTAACACCTTCATATCCTATTTCTGGAACAGCTGTTTCCTTCCAAGTAAATGTGTAACCATTCAATCCCATTATTTTTTTAATGGGGTCTTTAATTCTTTTTAGATTTTTCTTTACTCGTTTATCAGAAGTATGGAAAGCAATAATGTCACCATCAACTCTTAGAGTATTGTCACTTGGTCTGAATTGTATACCTGCTCCACTGGAACCATTGTCTATTAATAGGGGAGCATTAAGACCACCTGCAGTTGCTGAAGTAAAGATTAACTGCCTATAGGATGACCCTGTATCATTTGTTAGTGATACTGCATTTGCACTACCCATGAATACTGGAGCAGTAACGTTACCAGTAAAGGTTCCTGTGCCACCTACATGAAGGTTCTTTTCTATCCCTACACCACCATCTATTATGGTACTACCAGTATCTTTACTTGTTGAATCTGTAGAGTTGGTTACTAGAAGTTTAGAAGCCAACGCAAGATTATCTGTTGATGCTAGTTCTTGTATCTGACTATCACCAGTATTTACAATCAGTGGAATTCGATCAGCCATTTATAAAAGTACTTTTTTTCTATTTATGCAAGGTTGACAGGGTAAGAAGAATAGTATATAATATCTTTGTTGGTTCGACGGAACCGACATGGGAGTGACTGAATTAAACTTGCTGGCAATAGGCTGGTTAAGG